TCCGGCGTACCTTGGCGAAACCGCACTTTATCGCACTCATACCACCCACCTTCACTAGCATATCTGGTGTTTTCGCGGTTAACGCCTGCTTTTAACTGTAGTTTTTTGAGTGGCATATCACACCTGTATGTGTTTTAGTAGCACCATACCACTGGAGTAGTCTCTCTAGTGTCTACATGGATAAAGGTTTTAGCTACGCCTATACCATTAAAGCCCATTGATTGAGCGTACTTAATGATAGCATATGCTTGGTTCCCGTTGGATACTTTGATGTCGCAAGCAATCCCGCGTGAATGGGTGCCCGGCGATTTTTTTGCTTTTTCAATGCTGTGGCCTTCTGGATCGCGATAGCCGCTAGTAATAATGAACGGAAAACCGCATACATGCCGTAGTTCATCTAGCTTTTCTAGGAAGTCGTTGCACATCTCATTGTTGCCCGTCTCTTGGCAATCAAAGTCTGCTCGGCTGAAGTACCTCATTTTTCTCTCTGAACGCCTTTAGTCTTCTCTACAGTGCGCATAGCGCCTAGACCTAGCATACCCATCAAAACAGTTGTCAACAACGAGCTATCTACAGGAGGGACTGTGTACCAGATACCCAGAATAGGGGATAGGATGGTAGAGTACATAAGAGCAAACCCGCATATCCACCCGATAGCTGGCCGCCAGCCAGCCACAAACATGTTCTTGTGTGCAGCCTCAACCTTGTTAACTTCAAGCTGGCCCTTTGCCAACTCCTGTGCATGGCGCTCTGCCATTGTACTAATCTCATGGGCCAAGGCATTCTTAGCATCCTTATCCTCGATGAACTTGTCTAGTAACCCTGATACTGGGCCTATCAATGCTTGCAACATTATTGTATCCACTTAGCTACGGAAAATACTGCGATAATCGTGGGGTACATCATCCACAGCATACGCTCTAGCTTATCAAATCGTTGTTTGCCGTCATCCAGTCTACGCTCAATGTTAGCGTATCTTATAGCACATTCTTTCTCATGTGCTTCCATTCGAGTAATAGTATTATCGGTCATGTTAGTTCCAAAAGTAGTAGATTACAGCAGCCGTAGCAATTAAGGCCACAGCGCCAATTATGTTTTTAACTATATCATCATTTTTAGACTGCTGGCGTAACTTAGCCAGCCTTTCGCGCTCAAGTCTCTGCTTATTCTGCATGACCGATTTATGCTGAATAGCGAGCATGTCTCGCCATACCTGCCGCGGCGTGATTTTCTTTAGCTCTTTTTCGCGTTCACGTATTTCATTCTTCGCCCACGCAAGTTCTAGTGCCTGTTCTTGCGTCAGCACAGTGTCACCCTGCTTCTGTGCTTCCTCGATATTGTCTACGGCAACTTTAGTTTCAGTTATGCTTGTAAAAATACCAGCAAGGTCAGACAGGTGCGACCCTGACTCTTTAACAGTTTTAATACCTGCGTTAAGAGTCTTGAGTACACCTACTACTGCTGAGATTTCTGCAATCATATTAGCTGCCTAAAGCTGGCTTAGTGTCTGGGAAGTCTTCAGTGCTGGGCCAGTCTCGTAGTGCTTGGCGATAAGTTAGGATAGTCTCAGCGTTTGGATAGTCGGAAACTGTGGCTGCTATGTCTGTGCGCTGGAGTTCGGTGTCACGCCATTGTCGTGCTTCTAATTCTGGTTGCGCTTCAATTACAGGCACAGGCCACTCTTCATAGTGTTCAAAGTTAGCTTCCATAAACTCAGCACTAGCTTTGATGCAAGGATTAGTGATGTTGCCGTCAGCGTCTTTAATTATATAATTCATGTTCTTCTCCTTATGCGGGTAGGTATTGGATGATTACTATGCCGTCACCACCGCAACCGCCAGCACCCAGACTATTATTATTACGACAACCGCCACCGCCACCGCCAACACCTCCGTCAGAACCGTATGCACTACCTGTTCCCGGATTTCCAAACACTGCACCGCCTCCTGCTAAAGCGGGCGCAGGGTATTGGCTAATAAGTCCGTTATAGTCTGCAAAAGCAGTTGTTTTAGTACCTTTGCCGCCAACAATCTGACCATAGCCTGTCAAGCCATCCCAACCTTGAGCATCAGAAGAACCGCCACCAGCACCACCTTGTGCATTATCTCTGCCGGGGTTTCCTGTACCGTAGACACCAACCGCACCGCCCCCGTAAAAAGAACCAGCACCGCCAGTGTTGTTTACTGTACCATTTGAGGCTGTGCCTCCAGCACCTCCAGCACTAGTAGTTCCTGCACCACCACCGTTTGCGGTCAAAGTACTTGATAAACCAGTACCTGCAACAGTGCTATTTCCTCCTCCTGCTCCGTTGTTCGTTCCATTGGTGTATCCTCCTAAACCACCAACACCAACAACTACAGTAAACGAGCCTGATGTGGTCACGGCTAACGTAGTTTTTTTGCAGTAGCCACCAGCCCCACCACCGTAAGAGCCTCCTGTTAAAGTGGCAACTCCACCACCACCAGCACCAATAACGTGAATGCATACTGTTCCGTCTTGCGGTGGAACCCATGTTTGAGATTGTGTCAATGCGATTTGTGGTAATGCACCACCACCCCCGCCTGCTGATATTAAGTCTGTTAAGTTTGACATTTATATAAACACCCATGATGAAGTTGAAGTTCCAATAAGTCCTATGGACATATTAGCTACGTTGATTGTTAAGTCTGTTGCGGAGCCTACGATAGTGCTGCCGTTACGCCCAATGACTGTCGTGTCAAAGTTACCTACAGTAACGTACACCTTCATGCCTACAGTAGGCGTAGGTAGTGTAAGAGTCACACCTGACGCAGACACAAAGTGATGCGTGTTAGCTGTTGCGTTCGCGTTGCTGCCCACAGTTGCCGTAGGAATACCAGCGGCTATCGTGTCAGCAAGAACGCCCGTTGTTACTTTTGTTAAAGCCATTAGCCCACCTCTGGTTTTGTGTCTGGGAAGTTATCCGTAGCTGGCCAGTCGCGCAATGCAACCCTATAGGTCAGGATGTTGTCACGGTTGGGCCAGTCTGGAGTCTGTGCTGCTTTGTCTGTGCGCTGGAGTTCTCCATCACGCCATAGTTTTGCAATGGCCTCTATGTCTTCTTGCGTAAACTCTTCGGGTGCAGGTGCTACCCAAAGCTCGTAATGCTCAAAGTTAGCCTCAACAAACTCAGCATCAGCAGTGATGGTGTTTGTGATGTTGCCATCAGCATCTTTAATATTATATTTCATTTAATTCTCCTTTATGGGATGTACTGGATAACGACAATGCCTTCGCCACCTTCACCACCTAAAGATGACGATATATGGCCCTTGTTTTCTGCCGCACCACCACCACCACCAATACCACCAGCACCGCCTTGCACCAATCTTTCACTACCTGTATTAAATATAATACCGCCACCGCCTGATAATGGGCCGCCATTTACACCGTCATAGGGTACTGTGGAAGTGGTGTGTCTAACACAGCGCCCAGCTATTCCTCCAGCTATTTGCCCCATTGTAGATGACCAGAAGTCTCCAATAATGTCACACTCCCCGGCTATAGGTAGGTCTTTATTACCAACAGAACCTGCCTGCCCTGTACCCGTAAGACCGACTGCGCCACCGCCAGCGCCTCCGTCTGTGCCAGAAACAGCCCCCCCTGCGCCACCTGTGTTATTTACATCTCCGTTTGCAGCAGTTCCTCCTGCTGGAATTGCGCTGCTTGAATAAACACCGCCTGCGCCTCCATTAGCTGTGAGGGTGGACGATAAACCTGTTCCTGCCACTGTACTGTTTCCCCCAGTTCCACCACCCCCGGTGTTGCCTCTGTTGTTTGCACCGCCAGCGCCACCTGCTCCAACGACAACTGTAAAAGAACCAGAAGTAGTGACTGCTAAAGTGTTCTTTTTACAATACCCGCCAGCACCACCACTAGTCGTATACTCACTCCAGCCAGCACCACCGCCCCCTCCACCAATAACGTGAATGCAGATATTGCCGTCTTGAGGCGGAACCCAAGTCTGCGACTTACTTAAAAATATTGTGGGGAATGACGCAGAGCCACCACCACCTATAAAATCTGAAAAATTACTCATGCTATTGCCCACCCTACTGTAGAGTTTGTATATATAAATTGAATTGAAAGATATGCTTTGTCTAATGTCATGTCTGTACCGCTTGACATAATATTACTGCCGTTACGTCCAACCACCGTGTCTGTAAAGTTTCCGACAGTAACTAATACTCTTTGACCAATAGTCGGTGATGCAGGCAGCGTAATAGTTTTAGTTGCAGTGTCTACAAAAACATGTGTGTTTACTGTAGCTGTAACAGATGTAGAAGTTACTACAGTTGTTATACCTACTGCTACAGGCTCTGAAGCTATCTTAGCTGCTGTTACTGCATCATCTACAATCTTAGCCGTAGTGACTGTGTTGTCACTGGGTGTACCTACGTTAGTGACTGAAATAGCCGCTACCATAATCTCAATGGCTGCTCCGTTAGCAGGAGCCTCAGAGAAAGTAACTACAGCGGGAGTTGCGCTAGATACTGCATAGGTTGATTTGTTCTGATACACGCCATCGACATACACCAGCGTGTTGTTTTCTATTGCTGCACCAGAGAGTGAGAAGGTTACGTCGGAGCCGTCACCAGTGAAGCTGTTAAGCAGGAGGTCAGCAGCACCGCCACCAATCTCACCCCACTCTGTGGAGTAGCCTTCAAACTTGCCTTCCGTGGTGTTGTAGCGAAACATCCCCGCTGCTGGAGAGCCTTCACGCTGCCCTGTAGTACCTGCGGAAACTTTTAAAGAACCAGTGTTGTTGAGTACAAGCGCACCAGTCATTGTGCCGCCAGATTTAGGCAAAGCGTTATCAGCTAAAGTACCTTGTGCTGCGGTAGCGTAATCGGAAGAATCAAAAGCCTTTACTTCTGCAAGGTTTGTCACCTCGCTGTCCATTAAGGCACCAGCGGCTGTTACGTTAGCTGTGTCTGTTACGTCAGCTGAAGCCTCAATAGCATTTAACTTACTGTGGTCAGCGTCTGTAAACACATTAGAATCTGTAGCGGCTTCAACGGCAGCACGAATCTCTGCATCTGTTTGGTCTGAAGTTGCTGCGGTTTCAATGCCATCTAGCTTAGTACCATCAGCAGCTACATCACGACCATCTATAGTGCCGTCAGTAGTTAGGTTGCCGGAGATAACAGGAGTAGCTAGGGTCTTGTTGCTGAGAGTCTGTGAGCCTGTAAGAGTAGCTACAGTAGAATCTATTGCGAGTGTTACGCCATTGCCGCTTGCAGTAGAGGTTATGCCGGTTCCGCCCAAGACACTCAGAGCCTCTGAATCTAAATCAATTGAGATGCTTGTAGTGCCGTCAGTTAGGTCTAGGTCTTGTGCAGTAACCTGTGCATCTACGTAAGCTTTTACAGACTGTTGTGACGGAATACCTGTAGCACTATCAGAAGATAAGTCATCTTCATCCAAGAATGTTTTGCCGTCTAGGATTTCTAGTTCTGCTTCAGTAATAACTGCTGAGCCTATTGTGAATCCTGTAGCAGTAACAACGCCAGTTACAGTCAAGCTGTCTACAAAAGCATCTTTAAATCTTAAAGAAGTTGTACCAAGGTCTATATCACTATCAGTTACAGGTACAATAGCTCCGTCTTGAATACGAAGCTGTTCAACAGGAGAGCCGCCAACTTCTATATAGCATTCAATACGATTATTAGTCGCGCTGATTTCTATTTTATTATTAAAGTCTTGGTCGCCAATCTTTCCAATTGCACCACCTTGACCAGCGGTTCCATCGTGCGTGTGGCCCGTAGTTCCCGTTGAAGAATATACAAAAGCATTTAAAAGCTGATTATACTCATTATTAAAAAGAGAAGCAGTAATTAGATTACCGTCTGTAATTGTACTTTGTCTTGTATAGCTTGTACCTGCCATCTAATTATCTCCTGCCTGCGGGAACATAGTTTATATATAAACCGTTAATTGTATAAGGTTGAAGTTGGTCGTCACTGTTTATAGAAAAATTAGACGTATAGCAACTTCCCTGAATAGGTTGTCTTATGAGTGGGCTTTCTGCTGAACCAAAAACTGCTTCTCCAAATACGGCATCTCCAAAAAATGCGCCGCCTCTAATTTCTGGAAAGGTGTAAGGCGCAGGCTGTTGTATGTTAGCATCTTCAAAATCAAACTTAACTCTTAATGTAGGCTGTGAAAAACCACCTGCTCCTGCATCAGGAGTTACAGATGTTTTAATGTATTGTAAAGTTTTTCGTGTGCCCATGTCACCAAAGTCTAAGTAAGGTGTTTCATACTCAGCTTTAATATCTTCTAATGTTCCTTGATAACTAAAAGAATTCCCTGTGTCGTGGTTATAAATATAACCTCTTGCATCTCCATGTATAATCTGCTCAACACCACTATATAAAAATCCGCTATCTACAGCAGGTGCTTCAATTCCTTCTGTTTCAGACCACTCAAATCCTTGGCCTGTAAAGGTTCCAATGATTCCTTTTGCAAATGCTCCGCCTTCAGTAGGGTTTGAGTAATATAAACGATACTGAGACTTAGAGCGCAACACAACACTTGAAACAGTATAAGCATTTATGTTGTTTGCAATGTTACTTAAAATTCTTTGAATGTTTCTGCTTACAGAAGTTAGCTCTACATCACCAATACGCGCAGTTCCAGCCAATGTACGAATACCGTCAGGGCTTAAAAATACAAGGTCGCCTCCAATTTCTTGAATGCTTTGTCCATCTATGCAGCCTACATTTTTAGTGATTGGAACAATTGCAGTCGTTGCATCGTTAGCTTCAATATTTATTAATCTGTAAATGCTATTTTTACAGAATACAATGCAGTCGCCACGAAAGCTTTTAAGACCTATAACTTTATCTGCTAGTCTTACTTCTCCTGCTCCCGCACCTGCAAAATTATCCATTTCATGTAAATGACTATAATACACTTGGTTAGGATTTTCTAGTGTTCCTCCTACTACAAAATGATTACTGTGTACAGTTCCGACTGTAGGAGCTTCTGTGTTTGATACTGTAACTTCCGATGAAAAAAAAGTTCGGCTAGTTAATGCACCTGTTCCTGTCATATAAAAGTAATAAGGTTTATTAGCTCCATCACAAATTACTAACTCACCGTATACGGACTTACTGCCTTCATAGATGTCAATAGAACACTGGCCTTGATTAGTTCTAGTTAATGCTGCACGGCCTGTAAAAGTTGTATAGTTGTCTCCGTTGCTATGAACAGAAGCTCGGTTTATTTGAAGCCAAGTAACGCCATCATTACTAAAGAAAATATCTGTTCCGCTACATACTACAACGCCGTCTGCATAAGTTTTAATACCTAGAACAGAATTTGCGCCGTTGGGCCTTGCTGCTGAGCCTGCTCCATAAGCTGTAAACCCACTAACACGCCGATAGCCGCCATCAGGGTCAACCTCAAAATTAAGCAACTTAGTTGCAATTCCGGGTTGACTAAGCAATTCTATCTTGCTTATGTTGGTATTTAAACCACCCTTGCAAGCGAAACCAAAAGGTTGTGAAGCTGCCATATTATATGAATCTCACTCGGTCATCTTTTATTGTGGTTGGTGCGGCTTCAATAAGGTTTGAGCGCATACTGCGTAATCCCTTTCTATAGTCGTCCATTGCAAATGAAGCGGCCTGTGGATTATCTTTAAACTGCCAAATATAGTAACGTGCTCTAGCTAGCAAAACTGTGCTATACATTTCAGGAAACACTATCTCGTCACTATAACTGGTAAATTTTGTAGGAAGGTTCCAAGCATAGAACCACACACGATACACTTTATCAGGTATGGGGCTAAGTCCAAACTTACGTGAATCAGGACTTCTAATTACACTGTTAGGAACTCCAAATGTTTGACTGTCTGCGTCATCTAAGTTTTCTGAAACTCGTCTAAATGTTTTCCAAGCTTCTGTAGTCATAAACGACAAATTCTTTCCAGTGTAGGGGGCTGTTTCGCCAGCTACGCCTACAGTGGTCGCATAAAAATTATCCCAGTCTATTGAACCATAATCTGTTTTAATGGAATCACTAGCTGGTTTTAGTTCATAAAATCTCTGGCCTGCAACTGTTTCGACATATACGTTTCCGTACATAGGGTCTACTTCGCCACTCTCGCCAGCAGATAAGAAAGGCCACTGAGGTTCATCATTGATAATATCAAAGTATGCTTTGTTTACAGCATCTTGTACGTGTCCTTGGACACCAATAGCTGTGCTAAAGTTACCTGAATCTAACGGAACTTCGTTAAGTTCTCTAAGAAGTTCATTAGTCAAATCTAAGTATGATGTTGCCATAGTTTATATTGCCTTTAAATTTGTTAAAGATTGGGGGCCTTTTACAGCCCCCGCACTTATTTGGTTACAGCTTATGCTACGTTGAAGTATGCACCAACGAGAGCTTCAGGTCGAAGAACCTTAGCGCCGTATACGTGCAGACCACGACAGATGTCACCGAAGCTGTCTGGGTCACGAATGACTTCAGTGCTGGTGATAGTCTGTGCAGTACATACCGCAGAGATGTGACCGCCAAGAATAAGGCCATCAGCGTTAGCAACAAGTCCAGTCATGTTATTAGACTTGTACATGCTAAATCCACGAAGCTTACCAGAGCTTACTAGACCATTACGGATAGAACCTTGACCACCGTTGAAATCTACTGACAAGAGCTTAGAGTCAGACTGCGACAGCTCTTCGTAGAATACAGGAGGAGCTACAACCCAACGACCTTCTTCTGGTACGTTTTCGTCATCAAGCAGACGAGCCATACGAGCCAGAACATCTAGAGGGTCAGTTCCTGCGTGTTGTAGACCAACAGCGTCAGTACCGGTCAGAACGCCAGAAGCGGCTGAAGCAGTAGTGTCGCCACCGATGATGTGGTCAGGAGAAGAAGCGCTTAGACCTGCTTCCATAGTAGCCAGTACGCCAGCATCGAATGCATCACGCAGAGCGTAAGCAGCAGATGAAGCAGCTACTTCCTTGAAGTTTACGTGAGACATTGAAGTTTCGATGTCGTCTACGATGAACTTAAAGGCGTTAGCAATATCAACAACCAAAGTTACTTCGGTGTCGGTCAGTGCAGTTGCAGTTGTGTCAGCGCCACGCTCATACTGATGTACAGTAATGGTGGGTTCTTTAATGATTTTTACAGAATCACCGTATGCAGAAATCTCACCTGCATAGTCAGTGTTAGTGATTGCTTCAGCAACGGAAGCTTTACGGAAGAAGTTAAGAACCTTCTTCGAGTAAATAGCAGGCATAAAGTTGCTGCTAGTTCCAAAGTTACTGTTACTACCTTCTGCAAAAAACTGGTCTGATACGTTATTAGCCATGATTATTTTTCCTTTTATTTAAGACAATAGTTATTAAGCTACTACCCTGCCTTCAATTATGGCTGAATCGATTTCTTTTTCATGTTTATCATACTCATCCATAGACAGTGCAGCAATTTCCCGTTGTGTCCATATCTTTGGCTCATTAGCATTTACGGCTTTTGTTTTAGTTGAAACCATATCTGCTGCCGAAGGGGACACAGGCTGCGACTGTGCCTTCTTACTTGAAGAAGGTTGAGAGCTTAAACCCGATTCCATTTTATAAAAGTCAATAGCTTTGATTGCTAAGCTTACGTCATTAGGATTGTTGTATACCCAATCTTGAATTGCTTCTGGCTGTGACTTAGCCCATTCGTGAAACTCGTCACTTTGCCGTATTTCTGAAAAGTCAGGATGCGCTGAACTTAGAGTTATTTCAGCCTCTTTTCGTGCAATCCTAGCTTCTCGCTCATCAAGTGCTGAAAGTCTAGTGTTAGCCTCTTCAGCGGGTGCTGTTTCTACATACTCGTCCTGAACTTCTTCTGCATGTTCCTCGTGACGAACGGCCTGTTCAACTTGCTGTGTCATTCGAGCTTCGGCTTGAAGTTCTTGTTCTTTCTGTTTAAACTCGTTAATCTTAGTGTCGTAATGCTTTTTTAAATCATCATATCGCTTTTTGTAATCTGTAGCGGATTCTTCTTCAGAAGGGGCCTTTCGGGTGGCCTTCTTAGCTTTCTTTTCGTAGTAAACACCATCAGCACTTTCAAAGGGTTGGTCTTCTTCATCATGCCAATCTTTGTGCATGTTGTATGGGTTTGCTGCTTCTTCTTCTACTTCTACTTCTTGTAAGTCAGTCATGTCGCACTCCTTTTGGGGCTTGTCGTCTTTTCAAGGTAGCTATTCAACTCGCGACTGAAGAATAGGGCTTGATACTACAAGGTGGCCTCTAGGTTAAAAGTTAGTGATAAGGGGCCTTTCGGGTGGCCTTATCGGTTTCGTACACTAGGCATTGCATTCGAGCTGAGCATTTGGTTATGAACTCCTTCATCAGGGTCTTCCATATCCATAACGCCATCAAGGATGCTTCCTCCTGCGTACTTTTTCATTACACCGCCATCGTAAGCACGTTCTGCATCATCCATCATAGCCTGAAGCTTATCTGTGCCTATTTGGTCGGTTGCTTTTCTGGTGAAAACAAATTCACCATCCGACAACCTTGCGGGTATCGAATCTGATGTGCCGGTGCCGGGGCCTTCTACAGCTCCTTCACCAGCAAATTCTCCAGCAATATCCATGATGTTATCAAAGATTTGCCCTAAACGCTCATCGCCTTCGAGAGCATTTATTAAATAATCTTGGTCGTCAGGAGACAGTGCTTCTTTCAACACGTAGCCTGCGTACTCGTCTTCCATTTCATCGTCTGGAAGTTGTGTGGCTCTTACTGCTTCCATTTCTTCTGGTGGTATATTATCATAAGTATCTACAGGCATACCGGGAGCCATTAACGAGCCTCCTTCTGCAAAGCTTGTATTAGAAATAGGAGCGTTATTAGCTGCTGCTATGGGGTCAGGCCCCTCTAAGTTGCTGATGCTTGCTTCGGCTTCTTGACCTACAGGTTCAGTAGTAGTTCCTTTAGAAGATGTAACTTCTTCTATAACTGCTCCTAGCAGTCCACCTATAAATTTACCCTCTCGCCCTTCGTCCATTTTCTGTAAAGCAGCACTAATAGTATTACCGTCAAATGTTTTTTCTACCTCAGACCATCGCTCATAAATTACTTTTTTATCTTCAGGAGTTTCTGCTTTGTCCATAGACTGTTCCATCTGACCATACAAGCTAATGTATTTATCTACATCAGAAACTTCTCCACCCTCTTTCTTTTCCATGCGCTCTTCAGTGCTTGCAAAGCTAGTAAGCTTTTTAAAATCTTTAGGAGACAGTAAGGGCTTAGACTCTTGCTCCAACTGTACACGGTGCAAATCAGTAATAAACTCAGCAATAGACTGCTTAGACTCGACAATTGAAGAGTCAGCTACCTCGCCCAAAGACTCCATAATATAAGCCTTGTCCATTTTTTTATTACCGCCCTGAAACTCAAAAGAGTTTACAAGCTTAGTGGTGTCCTTCATGTTTGTTTGTGCTTCAGGAGCTTGTGTATCTGGACTTGCTTCTACTTTAGATGCGGCTTCTGCAAGCTCTTCAATTTCAGGAGCTACTGCTGGTTCTGGTTCACGCGCAGCTACTACATCTTTTCGAGCTTCAGACAACAATGAATCAGCACCCTCTGCCGCTGCTTGAGCTACTGAGCCTACTGCATATTTTAGTTTAGATTTTTTCATTGTTGTTCCTCTATCCGTTGTTTAGCTTCTGTTGCTTGTTCTTTTAATTTTAAAAGGTTAGCCAGTGAACTCGCTTTCCCCTGCTTGCGGTACAGTTCCAGTTCCGATGTTGCCACCGCCAGTCCCTGTAGCTCCAAGTTCCGTAGGTTGTTGAGGTGCTCCTTCAGGGCCTCCCATAGCTCCGGGTTGTTGACCAGCGGCCCCAGTCGGTTCGCCATTTCCTTGTCCAACATTTTGTGCTCCTATAATTTGTGCCATGATTGCGGCTTCTTCAGGGTCGTTTAGAATCTCATCGGGGTCAAGGTCAAGGCTGTAAGCCAACTCACTAACAATTTTAGAGATTTTAACAAACGGTGCAATCGCAGGGTTCTGTGCAGTTTGAAGAAACATAGTCAGTCGTTGACTGCGTACTTCTTTTTGCATTAAGCTGTTTGTGCCCATTGCACGAACTTCGAGGTCGCCCTGAATATCCAGCTCCCCCTCAAAGAACTGCATGTTCCATTGGTAATATGCTTCGCCCAAAGGCTTTAGGAGGAAGTCATCAATGTTCTTAATAACTGTTTTAATGTTTAGTGACGCTGCACCCAGCAGCATAGACATGCCAGACGCAGTTCTAGTCATGCTTTGTACGCCTGTCTGACCGTGCGAGTAACTTGGGATACCTGTTTGTTCGTCAGCTAGCTGTCTAAACTTGTCGAACATCATCATATTTTCTTGAGAAGTGTTCGGGAACTTCACACCATGAATAGCCTGACCGGGCATTCCAGCCTGACGGCGGAATACTTTGCCGGGATAAATATCCATGCTCTGTCCACCTACAAGGGCTGATTCATCTACGTCAAATACTAAGCTTCCTGCAAGTGCCAAGTTATCGATAGCCATACGTGCATGGCCGTTCATTATTTGTTGAGAGTCGTCCATATTCTCAGCAACGCCAATACCGAAGAAAGAATAAGGATTACGCTCGTAAGGAAAGGCATTGTATGGTAGTCGGTATGGAGTAAATGGATTAACAACCCCACGTAGCAGCTTACCATTACTAACCCAAGCATTAACTTGCACTTCATCTAAATCATCAACCTCATCGGGTAATGCCATTCCTACTTCTCTGGCGTATTCTGCATCCATAATTCCCCAATACTCTAAGACTTCAAACTGCGCTGAACCATAATCTTCTGTTCTTTGGTCGTCTTTTAACTCATGCTCATAATCTTTTTCAGTATAATTAGGCCCCATTTGTAAACATTCACGAATTGCGTCTTTGTTAAAGAACGGCATTTTAGCCAATGCTCTTAACTGAGACTTATTCATTTTATGTCGATGTACAATATACTCACAATCTTCAATAGAAGTTGAATTGGGGTCTGGGAAGAAATCCCAAATACTTACAAACTCAATACGAGGAACACGAACATCAAGGGGGTTGTAGTTTCTTTCTCCGTCCTCGTCAACTGTCCAACGGCTAAGCGTCTTGTTGTAGTTGAATGGGCCTTTGACAATACCAGTTCCAAACAATGCTGCTTCTAGTAATGCATTACGTAGTTCACTTGAGCCGCCTGATTCTTCAATCTGGTCGTGTATAAGTGTCTGCATATTACGTGCCGCTTCTTTAGCCGGAGAGCGTTCTAATATCTGTGGGTCTGGGGAAGCGCCTTCTGCGAAAGTTAGCCCTGCTTCTTTGATAGCTTCGGACAGTACATCTTTTGTAGCTGTAAGCGTTTCGCCTGCTTTTAGTGGCTCATCACGACCATCACCAGCATATCCAACATCATACGGAGAAATGGGCTTAGGCCCTTCTTCTTTTTCTTCTGCGGGTTCTTCATAAGATGGTGCGCTGGTTTCTATGCCAGTTCCGCCAGCTTCTAGGTGTGTATACTTTGCTATACCTTCAGGCAGTTGGGTTTCACGTACACCAATAGGAAACTGACCAGTACCAAAAATAACGTCTACTAGCTGGCCGAAGGCTGCTAATACTTTGGTCTTAGTTACTTTAACGAATACTTTTGACTTTTCGCTTTCACGGAAACGTACATTTTTGTTGTAAATTCCACGAAAGTTATGGTAGGCTGTGAGCCAACGCTGCTCGTCAAAGTCTCTTGCTTGTTCTGCATTAGCGTAACGGTCTTGTACTAAGCCTACGAAACGATTACGCACATCTTCTTCTAAGTCCAGCTCAAGACCGCCAGCAGTCTCTTCAGTTTCAAAGTAAAGATAATCAGCGTTTTCGTATGATTCGTTTTTTTCGTTCATGTACTGTTCCTTTATAGAGGCTTAGAGATTGACATGCCACGATAGTTTTTACCTACCTTTGCTTTTAGTGTAAACCCCTTTCCTAAATCTTTAGAGTAAGTAGCGCTTGGGTTTTTACCTAGCTTTACACCAGCAGAAGACTTACCTTTCATTTGTTTTTCTAGGCTGTAGTTTGTAGACGAGTTACCCATAGAGTCTTTAAACTTGCTTGCCGTTACTCGTGTACCACCTAAGTTGGTAGAAGCTTTTACTTCTCCAGAACGATAGCCTTGGTTTCCAGATAAATTGCCCTCAATAGAACCAATACCTTTAAACTCTTTACGGGCTACTAATCCACCATTATTATACTTTGTTTTTTTATTGCAGTGTGCCATATTAGTATCCAAATGTTGAATCAGACGGTGTAAAATGTGATTCTTTTCTAAACTGTCTAAGTTGGTTTATTGTATCATTGATACGTGGTCTAGCCATTATTAAGTATCTTAGCGCATCGTATGCGTGGTCTGATGCGTGTGTGTCTACGTCTTCAGGCTTAGACTTATCTAGTGGAATACTTTGAAGCTCGCGTATCAGGTTAGGACATGTATTAAATATTTGTATTTTGGGTCTACCGCTTTGCGTGAGCTTCAAGTATTCGTGAATTTGTATTTTACCTTGTATTCTGTTTTTATCTGCTCTTCTGAGCTTGTGTCCGGCCCTTTGAAGCGTTTCGCCCACTGTTGGGCCTGTAGTACCAGTTCGACTCCAACACGCTGTATCGAGCACTCCTTGGACTGAGAAGGGGTCTTCGTACTCCATTTCAGTCAACATACTTGCGAGGTCAGTACCCAACAATCCTTTTTTATATAACTCACGATATATTATTAGTGTACCATCGCTGGGGTCAACGGCACCCCATACACATGCACTTTCTGAAGCATAACCGTAGTCAATCCCTTTACTTCGTTCCCAGTGTATTGGAATCTCAAAAGGCGTAATTACATGGTCAAACGGATTAAACTCTGTGAATGCTGCGCCTTCTGCAACATCCCAGTTACCGTCCAACAACTGTTTGCGTTGTGTTGGCGGTAGAGCATTTAGCATCTGCTCGTATCGTCCGTCTTTAGCTAGGTAGGGGTTATCCTGTAATCTAGCTGGTATAAACTTTCGCGTAAGGCCGTCTGCGCCCCTAAAGCTTTCATTGGGTGGCGCTGGGTCTATGTATCTTTTCTTTACCCAGTTTGCCCCAGAACCACCGGGGTTAGCTGTACAACGCATGTACGTCTCAATTTCTGGGTCGGTAGTACGTAGCCGTGAAGCTAAGTAATTCCAAGCAAACTCTGTGGGGAGATGTGTAATCTCGTCAAAGCCTATGAAGCTATATGCTTGACCTTGGTAGCGGTATACATCTGCATCACGCTCCAAGAACCCAAACTCCATTTTAGCTCCGCTTGGAAATACCCACAGCTTTTCTACTTCTTTGTACTTAGCGCCGGGAAATGCTTTTGGATACAACTCCCGACTTTTGTCTATTAGTTCTCGTAGTTCTGGCATAGAGCGTCTAATGATTAATGCTCTATGGGCTGGTCGGTGTGCAAAACGCAAGGGGTCAATAAGCATAGCATATGACTTACCGCCCCCTGCTGCACCACCGTACAACACATCTGTTTCTCCGGCTGCAAGAAAGTCTTCCTGTGGGCCTTCGTTAGCCTTAAAGATAACATCCTGTACTGCTTCTGCTTTTAATGAAGCGGGGATGTTATCCAACTCTTCGGCGCTTACGAGCTTTGTATCGTTCTCGTTTTCGAGTTTGCTGAGAGTCTTTTTAGTTTTGCTTATAGACTTCTTGTAATTATCTATTTTGTTTTGAGCTGCTTTGAGTTTTTTCTCTTTGTCTTTTACGCTTCTCTTTGCTGCTTGCTTGGCTTTTGTTTCTGAGTGGTATGTGTACCCTCTTCCCTTTGAGCCTTTTTCTCTGCCACCCTTTTTGCGGGGAGTACCATCAACTTTAAGTTTGAAGTTGCCTTCCTCGTCAACCAAGTATTTGTCAGGATTGATGTCCCAATCATTTTCTTTGTTCGGCAATTTTCTTTAATCCCATGTGTGATATTGAACGTCCTGTTTCGTGGGTCAACCACATACTGCCTTCTCTTAGGCTTAGGGTCTTTTCCCTTATAAGCGGTAGAACCTTGTCCAGCATGTCTAGTTCTTCTTGTACTGGCTCTAGCATTTGGTTATTAGACTCATCTAGCTTATAACCAAACGGTATGGTGCTACTCGACCTCCGTATATTCTCCATCTATCACTACCTCCTTCTTGGCGGGTATAACAAACAAACCCCCACCAGAACTTACATTTACATCTAGGCGTTCTGTTTTGCCTAGTCCTACACGGTCTAGGATTTGCTGTGCAGCTTGTATACGCATGTTAGCTTGCGGTATAGGTTCTGGGCTATCCATAATCTGAATAAGCTTAGAAGCTGCTTTAGGTGCATTGAGCGCCAGTATGTTTGTAGCAATGTCTAGTATCTCAGACTTCAATGCCTTTACTACTGTGTAGTGTGTACCTTCTGCGTAGCCTGCTAACTCTGCTGCGTGTTTGACATCTCCGCCACAAACTGTAAGATTGTCAAGAAACGCTTGTTGCTTGGTGGTTAGTTGTTTGTCAGGCATTTAGACTTCCTAGTCATTTAAGTGTACTATTACTATAGTATACCCGTAATATGGAGGTTTGTCAAGTTTTTTTATAACTTTTTTATATATACTATCGTTTATGAGTGAATATACGGTTATATCGGCCTAAAGCTATCATAAAAGAGAGCATATATAAAATAATAAAGAAAAAACTTGACAGATGCTTATTCTACGGGTATAATAGATATTAAGCCCACCGGGGTTATAGCATATGTATACTGCACCCC